GTCTATAATTAAGTCCATTATTTCGTTTAATTCTTCTCTAGGGACTTCTTTGTTTTTGTACTGCATCATCAAAACTGTTGATTCGTTTATGATGACATCGGCTGTCCCGAACAATACTTCGCCTTCCTCATTGTCTTGGAACTCTTCGTGAACGATTTCATTTACCGTGTCGGTAATTTCTTCGATGTCACCTAAGTCCTTGCAAAAGCACATATAATCGTATTCCTCGGTGTATAGTTCTTGTTCGTCACTTCTCTTGGCTATTGATAGGACAAGTTCAAACCTTGGCATCGCCGATATCCTCTCCGTTGTTATGTCTTAACCATAACGCTAAATCGGCAAGAATATACTTAAATTCTGATGTGTGTATTTTAGCGACCAGTTCGCCATCATACCAAACTTTGAGTCCGTCATCATAAACAGCCCAACGTGTTCTTACGTCTTTCATAGATATTTCTCCACTGCATATTCGATTGTGCCTCGGTTCCACAAGAAACTGAGCATGCAAGCGGCTTTATACTTTGTCCATGAAAAGTCCATGAAACCCACTTCGATGCCCTGCTTTCGCAGATGCTCAATCTGTTTCTCTGTGGCTCTTTGATCAAGCCATCTCTTTGTTTTCTTTGCTGCGCCACTGTCTTCGATTTCGCGCAGGAAGTCATCGGCTGCTGCTGTAGCTTGTGCGCTACCGCCCACTGCTAGGACGCGCAGCTTGTTCTTACCATGTCTGCCAAACGCAACACTTAACTCTGCAGTATTTGCCACACCGACAAACCCTTCGAATCCCATAGCCATGCGCAGGCTTCCGTCACCGAACAGATCAATCCAACGGAACGGCGACATTTGCATAAGATCATATTCGGTCATGGTAAACCGAACAAGTTCTTCTTTCTCCTCGGACTCCGATACAATTTCTGTACCGCAGATAGGGCAGACCTGCGCTCCCATTGGGATTTCGCTTTCGCACTCAGCACAAATCTTTGTGGGTGCCTCTCCCTTTTCGCGATCATCTAGGTTCACAGCGTCTTCAAGTGATCCGTGCGTTAGAACACTTGTGCCAAAGTCTAGCACAACGCAGTCTGTCTTTACCGTGTCAGGAAACTCTTCTGGATCAATGGTGCGTAGGCCACGCCCAATCATTTGCACCATTGTGCCCTTCTGAGAACAGGGGCGCGTGAGGACGACACAGGACACCGGTGGAGCGTCGAAACCCTCTGTCAGCACGGCTACGTTGACCACAACTTGTACGTCACCGTGTGCTAGATCATGTAGAATTTGTGCGCGTTCAGGCTTTGGCGTTTCGCCTGTCACGATTTCAGCGTTGACCCCTTCAAGTAGGAACTCTGCCAGTAGGTCTTCTGCGTGTTTGACTGTACTGCAGAACACAACTGTCTTGCGGTCTTCTGCATGGTTAAGCCATTCCTCAACAACCTTCTGGTTAATCACCTTGCGGTTCATAATCGCTTCGACTTCATCCATATCAAAGTCGTTGCCCTTGCGCGTAACCTTATCCAGTTGATCTTTGACCCCGCAATCAATCACATAGGTGCGCGGTGCGACAAGAAAGCCCTCGCGGATTAAAGTCGTGATTTCAATCTGGTGTGAGCAATTGCTGAATACGTTGCGCAGTCCTTTGCCATCGCCACGGTTAGGCGTAGCTGTGAAGCCCACGATTTCTGCGTCAGGGTTATCTTCTTTCACTGCGTCGATAACCCGAACATATGTATCTGCTGCAGCGTGGTGGCTTTCGTCCACGACGACCATATCGAATACGGGACGATCCCGCAGATTGCGTTCGCGTGAGATTGTTTGCACCATAGAGAATACGGCACTACCGTCCCAGTTTTTCATGGTGCCGTTTACGATGCTTGTTGTGATGTACGGGTTGATGCGCTCGAACTTGGATTTGTTTTGATCAACAAGTTCATCTCTATGCTGCATCACGAGAATCTTTTTGCCATCCTTGAATCTACGCCCAATGAGAGCGGACATCATAATGGTCTTACCTGCGCCTGTGGGGGCGACTACAATTGTATTGCTGTGCTTGTCGAGTGCTTTACATGCATCATCGACAGCCGCCTCTTGATAGGGGCGCAGTAACATGTTGGGACTCCATTTGATCTAGAAAGTGAGGGGGTATTTGGCCCACGGCCCCCTTTCCGTGGTCTAGCAGGTGCGGAGTGACCTGTGCCGCTAGATATTACCGATTAGCCCAACTTGGTGCTGCACCTGTTGCCTGTGGTTGAGGCGTTGGTGCTTGCGCTGCCGCTGCAGGTGTCTGCATGACTGGCGCTTGACCAGATGGGATAAAATCCTTTTGATTCGGCGTTAAGGCTGCTGTTAGCTTGTTGCTATCAGAGTAGCCATTGTTGCCTTTCTTGATGCCAACTTTAGCGCAAATCTCCATTCCATTCAAGTCCATGACACCTGAGATATTTCGACGCTGCTGCGCCTCTGGTGACATGTCGCTTGGATCAAGACTATTTGCGCTTTCGATGATTTGACGCAATGTCTGCAAACCAATCTCTTTGGCCTGTGGAATACCGCTCTGGCCCATCTTGTCTCCATCGACAAAGATGCGATCCCAGAACTTACGGCGATCATGTTCACCGCCCACGATTGTGAACTCTAGCTCCATCCACTTGGCTTTTGATGATTGTGATTGCTTGAACCACTGACCTGCGCCGAACTCTTGAAGTTCGATGTCGCCCATCTTGACGACGATCACGGCACGGCACACTGTGCCTGCAGGGATTAGAGTGCGCTCCATTTGTGGTGCGTCTGATACGGGTGCATTATTAAGATTAAGCATTTGCGATTTCTCCTTCGCTAGAATTTTGAACGTTTGGATCAACGAAATCCAATGGACGCTCTGATTGCAATGGGCCTGTTGACATCTTTGCCATCAGTTTACCCAAGTGCGGTTCTTCCAATGTGTCGAGCCTACCAGACCGATCTTTGGCAGGGTAGCCCCATTCGTTTAGGGCACCGCAGACGAAGGCACGAAATGGTCCATTGTCTCCCCCAAGGACAGCCATCGTGATCACTTCGTCTACGATTCCCGGCAATTCGCGTCCAGTCTTACTCCCCTCGATCTGTAACGCGTATTGCTTTCTGCCATAATCATCGGTAACTTCGTCTAGGATGCCGACGAAAATGACATTCTTTTCGCGAATATGCTGCAAGTGTGTAAGCCATGCCATCATTTCGCGACCGTGCATGCCGTAGGCCGCACGAGTGTCCAACTTGCCAGTCCTATCGGATCGTGCTTCTGGCTGTTGTTGGCACCACTGAAAACATAGGCGACCTGCGACTGTGATTGAGTCAACAAAGATCGTGCTAAACTTCGACATAATCTCTTGAGGATCGCCATATGTTTGCACAACGTAATCGTAATGTGCTTGGCTATATGGCTGATCCTCTGACAATGATGGGTTTGGCCCACCAATGTAGCATGCAAAGTCACGGCACTCTGCCCATGTTTGAGGACGGATAACGTCGATGGGGTATCCTTCGATAGCCGCATCACCCGCTTCTAAGTCCATAAAGAGTGTAGTGTTAGGCTCTAGTGTACGAGCCAATGTTGTTTTGCCTACGCCGCTTGCGCCACATACGACGATCTTATGACCGCGCTTTTCTGCAAGACGTTGTTCGGCTGTGATAATTTGTAAACCCATTAGTCCACCTCTTCGATTGTGAAACCACCAACCTCTACCATGCGGCAAGGCTCCAATACTTCTTTGATTGAAGGTGGTGCTGTTGTGTACTTACGCTCTTCTACTGCGAGTGTAAGTTTGCCATAGTGACGAGCTTCGTTTTCGGGCATTTCTTGCAATGCCTTGCCAAGCTCATCTTGATCCCACGTAACTTTCTTGCGGACAACAGCTTTTAACTTTCTGTTGCCTGCCACGATGTACGTGGTGCCAAAGTCTTTGCCATCTGCGCGTAATGCGTCACGCGCTACAGATAGCCACATATCTGAGATTTGTTCTTCAACGTCTTTTAGCTCCGCACGTAGCTCGGCAACGATGACTTTTAATTCATCTCGACGTTCGAACAGTTCATTACTGTCCATGTCAGTCTCCGCGTTAAATTTTTCTAGAGACTTAGACTTAGTAAAGTATGGGATTTATGTCAACCACTTTTTTTAGAAAGGTAGATTTCGATGTTGTGAACAGCCTTCATCAACTTCTTTTTTAGTTTAAATTCAGGGGTTTCCACGCCTTTGGCATCTTCGATGATGTGTTCCCACTCGCCGTCCTTAGTTTCTTTATCGTACTGAAAGTCAGCAACGTAGGTGCAAATCTTCTGACCATTTACTGTGATAATAAAGCGCGGCTGCAGTTCTAAATTCTGCACACGACCTGCTCTTTCGAGAGACTTTAGATATAAATACCGCTGCGATTCCCACTTGGAATCGAATGTAATCCCATCCACCACGGTCTTCTTGTTACCGTACTTCGGCCTTGACCTTTTAAGTTTGGGATTATATGTTGGTTTTGAGTACATTATGGGAGTTATGCTAGTGCCTAAGCCATCAAAATACAAGTCTATAGGTGTCAGCACAGACACTTATGAGAAAATAGTTCAAATGGCGGAGAAAGAACGCCGCAACATTTCGCAGCAATTGTCACTGCTCGTTGATCGTGAATATGAATCTTACGGTATGACACGACAGCCCACACCTGCTCGTGTTATCACAGGTGGGCTATCCGCAATCATTGAAGACTAAAGAAGCCCTGCGCTTCCAAGACCCCCTAGTAGTGTAGAAGCTACATAGGGGTTTCTTTTTGCGCGTTCACGCAGGCTTTGCTGCTGCTGAAAAACGCGTGGGTCTATTGTTCGGGTTATCTGCATATCTTCTGCTGTTACCGGGGGAAGCACTTGCGGAACAGTTGTTCGGCTTGTGCGCGGCTGTTCCGGGGGAGTTCCGCGAACCTGCTGGGGAGAAGTAAGTAGCTGACCCAACCCCTGACGAGTTGCTACCTGACCGCGATTGATAGCTCCAAGTGTAGCACCTACACCCTTTACTGCCCCTGCTGCCCGTTGAGTTAACGGCACACCTTCACCAGTAACTTGCGCTGCTGATTCATTCAGTGCTTGCGTTAGGCTTTGTGCTGCTGCTTGTGGGCTTGTACGACCTGCTTTAACTTCTAACGCACGGCGCATAACTGTTGGGTTGTTCATCATATAGTTCAGTACACGGAAGCGACCCGCTTTGGGGATGTTCTTCATTGGGTTTGTGAACTGACCTGTACGAATAGCGTCTGCAGCTAGTGAGCCTGCGCCTCTTGCTCCTGTGTCACGCAAGAAAACAAGATCATCTGCTAATTGCTTTATGTCTTTGACTGCTTGCTCTCCAAGAACTTTGTTCAGCATTTCTGGCTTGTAAGAGTCCAGCGCGTTACGAAGAGAGTAAGCTGCTTTTTCGTTAATGAAGATATCTTCGTCTACAGAACCAAGAATATCATTAACAATTGTTCGTCTTATTGTGTTTTGAGCTTCCGGGCTGTCGTCAAAAAACTTTAGGATGCGATTCATTTGCGCACGGGTCATGTTGCGATTTGTGATCGCTGCTGCTGCTTCTTCTGGGTCTAGGTTGCCTGAGTTCAAACGGCGCAAGATGCTAGACTGAGATGCTTCTTCTAGCCCGACTTGTGCATCACGAACGCTACGCAATGTTTGAACAATGCCTGCGTCTGGGTTTTGAGCCACGATGCGCTGTAGCGTTGCATCATCAATCTTTTTAACGCCACCGTAAGCCAATGATTTTGCTAGATTTTGAACTTCACCCCACTGATCGCCAAACAATAGCTTACCAGTTTTGTCTTTGTTCATACGCTTGATTTTACCGTAGAACTGAACACCGTTAAACTTCGTTGGGTCTGCAAAGTCTTTGTTGGAATCAAGCAATGCTTCGTCAAGGTAACGCTTTGCTAGGTCTTGCCGAACAACTTCCTTTTGTCCTTTTGCTGCTTCTAATGCAGCTTCAATCCGCGCTGGACTTTGAATAATTTTGTCGTAGTTGCGACCAACTTCCAGCTTAACATTCACTCCCGGTTCGCCAAGATTCCGAACAATTCCTAAGTTTTCTAAGCGATTGAACATGCGCATCTCTGCGCGATAGGCTTTGTTTGCATCTTGCAACAAGCTCATAGCTGTACGCATTTTAGCTGCATTGCCAGAGCCACCAACGCCAGTTAGTTTAACGTTTCCGCTCAACATATTGTCAACATTATTTCGTAGATCGACCAAAAGACGGCGAGGCGTAGTATCTGAAATACTTAGGCGTGGGTCCATCAAGGTATCTTGAATGTTTTTACGCAACGCACGAAGACCGTTGAATGAAGTGAATCCTACTTCTGATCCTTTATTCACAAGATCGTTAATCTGTGCGCCAATCGCAGTAAATTCATCAGGTGCCGTAGATGCTGCACCGCCGTATCTGCTATCAATAACATCATCAAAGCGCGTCTTTAACGCACGAATATCAAAGACTGGAAGTTCTCCACCTTCAACCTGAACTGTTCTGCCATTTATTGTGATAGGGCCAGTGATTTCTGCAAGTTTGTCATCAACAGCCTTGTAGCTTGTATTTGCGCCCTTCGCGAACTCATCATAATTATACATGAGGACATCAAGCACCGCGTCATCAATCTCAGTACCTTCTTTCGTTGACTTTGTAAGAAGGGAGATTGTTTCATCAATCGCTTTCATATGCGCTTCTTGGGCATCATCCAACGCACGTTGCAACTGATTTGCTTTATTCGGCGCAGAATCAGCAATGACTTTCGCAAGATCATCAGTGGTTGCACCTGCGACAATCTGTCCAGATTCATCCATGATACCTGCTTCCTTGAGTAGTTTCTCCTTTTTGTTAAGGGCAAAAACTACGTTTTGAACAGCACGTTTTTCTTTTCCTGAAATTGCTTCTGCGATCTGTGAGGCACGAGATACTGCTGCAGGCATACCCGCTGCTTCGTAGCTCGGCATACCGCCCTCATCCATGATCCGCAGGGCTTGTTCGGCTTGTGCCTGACCTAACTGACGTTCACCTTGCCCCATAGCACGAGCGGCTGCACTTGCACCTTTACCTGCACCCTGAATCAAGGCTCGGCCTGCTTTAAAAGTACCCATAGTAACAAGGTCAATGCTACCTGCTAAAG